GGTACTTCAAGCTCATTCTGCGCGCCCTTAAGGAATGCGGCTACCGCGTGAAGGCCGCGGTACTTAACGCGCAGCACCTCGGCGTCCCGCAGAGCCGGGAGCGGCTGATCTTCATCGGCGTACGCGAGGACCTGAACCGGGAACCCGTTTACCCGAAACCTCTCCCCTATGTGTACACGCTGCGGGATGCGTTCGAGGGCTTGGAGAACGGCCCGCAGGAGGTCGCCCGTTTGCTTGAGGACGGAAGCCGCTACAAATGGGGGAAGGTGCTTTCCCTGCTTCCGCGTGACCCGCGCAAGCCGTTGACGGGCGCCTCGGTGATGAACGGTTCCTACTTCAACCTGCGCCGGGAGAGCCTGTGCGCCCCCTGCGGGACGGTTTGCCAGATGAACGGGAACCCTTCCGCCTGCGGGAACAGCCACCCACTCGAAGACCGGAAGTTCACCATCCCGGAATTGCGGCGGATCATGTCCATTCCTGACGACTTCATCCTGACGGGAACGTATGCGCAGCAGTGGGAACGCCTCGGGCGCATGGTCCCGCCCGTGATGATGGGCCATATCGCCAAAACGATTGAGAGGGAAATCCTATGCCGCCTGTAGAGAAGAAAGCCCCACGGGGAAGGCCACAAAAGGCATACAGCCCCAAGGAAGCCGGGGTGGTGCAGTCCATGTCGCAGTACGGCGTCCCCCACGAGGACATTGCCGCGACCATCGGCATGTGTGTGGAGACGATGCAGCGCCTGTACAGCCATGAATTGGCGCAGGGCAGGGCGGTCGCCAACGCCAAGATCGGCAAGCGGCTTTTCGATAAGGCGATATCCGGCGACACCACCGCCCTCATCTTTTGGGCCAAGGTCCGTATGGGCTGGAAGGAAACGCAGAAGGTGGAGCCTTCATTGGGAGAGGGCGGACCGGACGCACAGCGGGACTTTGAAGCTGTCATGGCGGTCTATCGCGGTGAAAAGTAGGCCGATCCTCCTTCCCTATCAGACGCGCTGGCTTGAGGACGATTCCCGTTTCAAGATCGGCATGTTTTCCCGGCAGTCCGGCAAGACGTTCGTAGCGACGCTTGAAATCGTGCTCGACATGATCCGGGCGGAAATGGAAGGGCGCCGCACGCGCTGGCTCATCCTGTCTCGCGGCGAGCGTCAGGCGCGGGAGGCCATCGAGGAGGGCGTCGGGCTTCATCTCCGTGCGCTGGACGCCGCTTTCCGTGGCCTCCCTTCGGGGTTCAGGCTTGGCGAACGTACGGAATGCAAGGCTATGGAAGTCGCCTTCCGGGGCGGCTCCCGCGTGACGGCGCTCCCCGCGAACCCGGATACCGCGCGCGGCTTTTCCGCCAACCTGCTTCTCGACGAGTTCGCTTTCCATCGGGACAGCAAGAAGATCTGGAAGGCCCTTTTCCCCGTCGTCTCGAAAAACGGTTTGAAACTCCGCATCGTTTCCACGCCGAACGGCAAAGGGAACCGATTCTATGAGCTTATGAGCGGGAAAGAGGATGATGACGACAACGTATGGTCCCGGCATGTCGTGGATATTTACCAAGCCGTTTCGCAGGGGCTGGATCGCAATCTTGAACTCCTCCGCAAAGGCTGCGGCGACCCGGACGCATGGGCGCAGGAATATGAACTCCAATGGCTGGACGAGTCCACGGCATGGCTTCCTTTTTCGCTCATCACCGATGCCGAGGACGATGAGGCGGGGAACCCTTCCCATTCCTGCGGCGGGCCGTGCTTCATTGGGGTGGACATCGGCCGGCGGCGCGACCTGTTCGTCATCTGGGTTCTGGAAAAGGTGGGCGACGTGCTCTGGACTCGGGAAGTCATCGAGCGCCGGGGGGCGACCTTCGCCGAACAGGACGCGCTGCTTGATGATGTCTTCGCCCGGTACAACGTGGCCCGCTGCTGCATGGACCAGACGGGCATGGGCGAGAAGCCGCTTGAAGACGCGCAGCGGCGCCACGGCGCATCTTGCGTCGAGGGCGTGCTGTTCACGGCGGCGAACAAGCTGGCCTTGGCGACGCTCGGCAAGGCGGCTTTCGAGGAGCGCAAGATACGCATCCCCATGGGCGTACAGGCGCTCCGGGCCGACCTCCACAAGCTGAGGAAGGTGAGCGGGCCGACGGGAACGCCCCGGTTCGTCGCTGACTCGGATTCGGACGGGCACGCCGACCGGACATGGGCCTGTTTCCTTGCCGTCTCCGCGTCGAGTTCCCCAGGATTCGAGTATGGCTATACCCCGGCGGGCAATGCGCGGGACGACTTTTATGGGATGGACGATGACGACGATGCAAGAGGAGCATGGTAATGCCGACGCTGTATGATGCCGACGGGAACCCGATAGACAAAACGAGGCTTGTGGAAGAGGTCGCCGCCCCGACGGTAACGGGGGTCCGGCAAATCCTGTCCGGGCATCCGGCGCAGAACCTTTCTCCGCGCCGTCTCGCCGCCTTGCTGCTTGCCGCCGAGCAGGGCGACGCCGTGGCCTATCTTGAGCTTGCCGAGGAGATGGAAGAGAAGGATCTCCACTACCGTTCGGTCCTTTCCACGCGCAAGTTGCAGGTGTCGGGCCTCCCCGTGACGGTTGAGGCGGCATCCGATGCCGCCGAGGACGTGAAGGCGGCGGATCTCGTGCGCGACTTCCTGAGCACGGGCGTCCTCGCCAACGCCATGCAGGATATCCTCGACGCCGTGGGCAAAGGTTTTTCCGCCTGTGAAATCCTGTGGGATACGGAAGGGAAGGCGTGGTATCCCTCCTCGATCCTCTGGCGCGATCCCCGGTGGTTTGAGTTCGACCGTCTGGACGGCGTGACGCTCCGGCTCAAGGGCGAAAACGGCCTCCCCGAGCCCCTCGCGCCCGCGAAGTTCATTACCCACGTCCACAAGAGCAAGAGCGGGCTCCCTATCAGGGGAGGGCTCGCCCGGCCCGTGGCGTGGTACTATCTCTTCAAGAATTTCGGCATCAAGTCGTGGGTGCAGTTCGCGCAGGTCTTCGGCTTCCCGCTGCGGCTCGGGCGGTATGATGCCCACGCCACGCCGGACGAGAAGGAAAAGCTCCTCCGCGCCGTCCGCAACATCGCGCAGGACGCGGCGGCGATCATCCCCGCGAACATGCAGATCGAATTCCAGTCTACGGATGTGCGCGGGAACGTGACCGTGTTCGAGGGTATGGCTTCCTATTTCGACAAGCAGATTTCCAAGGTCGTGCTGGGCCAGACGGGGACCACGGACGTCGGCCAGCATGTCGGCACGGCGAACGCCCACGAGAAGGTCAGGGAAGACATCGAGGCGTCGGACGCCGCGCAGCTTTCCGCGACGCTCAACCGTGATTTGGTGCGGCCCCTCGTCGATCTGAACCTTGGCCCCCGCAAGCGGTATCCCGCCCTCAAGGTCGCCCGTGAGGAAAAGGAGGATGTGAGCGCGCTGGTGGACAACATCGTGAAGCTCGCCGCCGTCGCCCCGAACTTGGTTGAGGTGTCCGTCATCCGTGACAGGCTCGGCGTACCCGAACCCGCAAAGGGCGCCGAGGTTATCGGGATGAAGCCGTCCTTGCCGTCCTCGCCTGAACTCCCGGAGGGTATGCTGCCCGTTCCTCCTGCGCCGCAGAAGGCCGCGCAAGCCGTCCAGCCTCCGCAGCCCGCCCCCGCACCGGATCCGATCAGCCTTGCCGTGCAGGAAGAACTGGACGGATGGGAGCCGCTGGTGTCGCCGTTGGCCAATCCAATCCTCGCGCTTGCCGGGCGGTGCTCGTCCTACGAAGATTTCCTTGCCGGGCTTCCCGGCGTCCTGAAGGAACAGGACGCGGCGCCGCTGGCCCGTTCCCTTTCCTTTGCCATGTTCGAGCAGCGCGTGAAGGGCGGCGGCAATGGAAGGGCGTAGTTTTCCTTCCCTCCCGTTCGATGAGGCAATCAAGGCTCTCAGGCGGCGCGGCACGAACCTCTTTCCCTCGGAGCATTGGGCGTCCGTCTGGCAGGAGCAGCATCAGGCCGGGTTTACCGTGGCCCGTTCCGCCGGGTTCGACATCGTAAAGGACATCCATACCGCGCTTGTGGATGCGATGGAACGCGGCAGGACGTTCGACGACTTCAAGCGCGGGCTCATCCCCGTGTTGCAGGAAAAAGGCTGGTGGGGCGACACTACCACCGTTGACCCGAAGACCGGGGAACGGCGCACCGTGCGGCTCGGCAGCGTCCGGCGGCTCGAAACCATATTCGACACGAACATGAGCGTGTCCTTTGCCGAGGGGCGTTGGGAGCAGCAGCAAGCGGTCAAGGACGCTTTCCCGTATTTGCGCTACACGGGGATCCTCGACAGCAGGATCAGGCTGCAGCACCGCCGCTGGCACGGGACTATTCTGCCGATCGACCATCCGTGGTGGAGGACGCACTACCCCCCGAACGGCTGGAAGTGCCGTTGCGACGCCATGAGCGTGTCTTTGGACGACATGCGGCGGTATGGCTGGAAGGTGAGCGATGCCCCGGAAGACGGGGGCACAGTGACGTGGATCAACCCGGCGACCGGGGATGTGGTTGAAGTCCCCGGGTGGGCCTACAATCCGGGGAACACCGACCGGGCGGCGCAGCTTGCCAAGCTCGCTATGGACAAGCTCGTCACGCTTCCTGCCGAGGTTGGCGCGGCGGCGGTGGCGGAACTGGCCTTTGCCTTCCCGCAGGTCGAGCGGGAACTTGGGGGCTGGCTCGAAGGCGTTGCGCGTGGAGTAACGGAGGATGCCGGATGGTATCCCCGAGGCGAACGGCGGGTCGTGGGGTGCCTTGACGGATATGTGATTGGCTGGCTTGCCGCCAATGCGAACCGTACGCCGGAAACGGCGGCGATCACCATTGCGGACGCCGAAATCATGCACCTTGTCCGCACGGCCAAGCGTGAGCGGGGCAATGCGCTTTCCGTTGATGATGTGCGGCGGCTTCCCTCGCTGTTGCGGGAGCCGGATGCCGTATATTGGGATAACGGCGGGCAGGGAGAGCAGAAGCGCGACGAAGGGCTTATCTACGTATGGCTGACGCCGGGGCGGGGTGCGGGCAAGCTCATTATACGCATCAATTTCAAGGACAAGATGGCTTCCCTGGAAGGAAAGGGCAGGGTACGCATCACGACGAACGCGATCCGGTCGGGGCGGCTGGACATTGATCCGCAGAACGACCTTCACGAGACGAAGGGATATATCAAAATAAAGGGGAACCTATGAGTTCAAGGTGGTACGCCACTCTCCACGTAACACTTTCCCTTTCGGGTAGAAGCGAACCGGACGTGCGAATTTCCCGGTTGTCATGAACTCACGGATTCCCGTTTGAAGTAACTATACGACGCGAAAAGTGAGAAGACAAGGATAAGCCCCTCAGTCGCAGAGGTTGGGGGGCTTTTTATACCTTGTGTATGGAGCTTCCTCAGGCTTCATAAAAAAGTTGTCCGGAAAAATCTTTTGGAATAAGGTGGTTGGAAAGAGGCTCCGAAAGCGAAGGGTTTGATAGGGATGTTGATGCAACACGCTGAAAAGAAAGGAGAGACTATCAAAAATCTCTGGTTATCCGCCGTGTAGGTGGCTTAGAAGACGCCGGCCAGCGTTCCGATCATGACAAGTTCGTTATCCGCCGTGTAGGTGGCTTAGAAGCCGAACCGAAAGAACAAGGAGGACATGATGGAGTTATCCGCCGTGTAGGTGGCTTAGAAGACTTGAAATCGGCCTCCTGCTCCATCGCCTTAGTTGTCCGCCGTGTAGGCGGTTAGATGGTTTGCTAATTTTCCCTTGGAAAAGCCCCCTTCCTTCATGGTTGGGGGCTTTCTTTGCGTCAGCCTTGACTTTCCCGGTCCCGTATGGTGTGGGGAGGGTAGGAGGAATACGTTATGCAAAAACTGATTTTGACGTTGGTACTGGTCGCAACGTATGTGGGGATGGCATTCGGGGAAGATAATTTTGATTTCAGAAATGCAAAGTGGGGAATGTCATCCGACGAATGCTATGACAGCGAAAAGTTTAAAAGTGGTATTATTAAAGAAGATTATGACGAGTTAAAGTTTAAGGGAATGATATTCGATAATGTTTCGAATATTTCATACCAGTTTAAAGATAATAAATTATATAAAGGATATATTGCAATAATTGTGGATAATGCTTCTGAAGCACAGAAAATATTTAGCTCAATAAAAACAAAAATAGCTGAAAGAGCTATCCATAGTAATGAATATGACATGTATCATATTAGTTTTTCTACAAAGAATACGAATATTGATTTGGGAATAACAAATGATTCTAACTTATATTTAGTCCTTGCAGGATATAGAGCTTCTGACTTGAAGAGCATAGGATTAGAAAAATATGCTGAAACACCTCCTAATCCTCAAGATTTGGAAGGTTTTTGATTGGCAGGAGAGCAGCGGAATAGGAATCTTGACAATTGAGCCGCTTTCATGGTTTCATCTTTTCTATGGAGCCTAGAAACTCCTTTGCGAGCGGATGCCAACCCCGTGAGAGTGGCTTTTTTACGTCCATGCACAGAAAAGTATGGCGTATCTTCGGCTATTCAGGCCGGGAGTGGGCTAATAGAATACCCTTCGGGGGAATATGCCCGCCGTCTCGCAACGGTTTCTAGCTCCCGGCCTTTTCCATTTTAGAAAAGGCCAATAGAAAAATTGCGAGGTTCACCATGTCACAGGCTCTTTGTTTCCAATCCGTAGAGTTTGACGTAGTCCAGCAAAATCAGCAGCCTTGGATAAGGGGTTACCAGATCGGTAGAGCCTTGGGATACACCGCCCCAGACGTTCAGATTTCCAAGCTTTACACCCGCCACGCCGACGAATTCACCCCCGCAATGACCGACGTTGTCACTCTTCCGACGGAGGGCGGCCCGCAGGAAACCCGCATCTTCTCCCTACGCGGTTGCCACCTCCTCGCCATGTTCGCCCGTACTCCCGTCGCCAAGGCGTTCCGCAAGTGGTGCCTCGATGTCATCGAGCAGTACGGCGACCGTGTGCCCGTTGCCGAGCCTGTGACGCTCAACGACGAGCTAATCAGCGCGGCGGAACGCGCGGAACTCAAGCTGATTGTGGACGCCAAGCTCTCCACCTACCCGGCGGCGGTGCAGGGCAAGGCCCGCGCCGAGATATGGGCGAAGTTCAACCGTCACTTCAGGATTGCCGAATACAAGCAGCTTCCCACCCGGCTCATGCCAGACGCCCGCGAGTTCCTGCTTTCCGTCAGTGTCCGTGCCATCAACGCCATCCCCACGGCTGAGGCCGCGATTCCCCCGACGCCGCCCCGCTTTGACGAGACGCCTTTTCTCAGGCTGGCGGAGGACATCCGCCGCTTTCAACAAACCTACCGCCGTAGCTATCAGCTTTTCTTCGGTCGGCTCTACCAGCTTGGTACCCCTGTTCTTGTCCAGCTTGAACAGCGGGCCGCACTGGGGCAGGGAACGGCGCCCTTCTCGGACATGACCATCCGTGGGCAATTTGACAGGTTCCTTTCGGAACGTCTGCTCGAAAGCCTCTCCTCGCTTGCCGAACTACTTCCCGACAGGCACAACCCCGCAATGCTCCTGCTGGCTTGCGCCCGCTCCATGAGCGCACGGTAGGGTGCGGACATGCTCACCACACTCGAAGCAGCCGAGGGAATGCAGCACAAACACTCCAAGCTCATGCGGGACATAGACCGGGTTCGGTCAATCCTCCCGCCCGACTTCGCGGAAACAGCCTTCACCCCGGACGCGCAGACCAGTGCCACCGGGAAGCGGCAACGGTTCTTCCACCTCACCCGCGATGCTTTGCCCTTCCTCTTCATGGGACAGGCTACGAAACATGAAATCCTGTGGATGATGGACGCTATCAATATGTTGTAATTAATAGTTTTTATTTAAAAAATGAGTTTTTGTGTGCGATAGATGGTTGGAATTTTCCAGTCCCGGTAGTGTGATTAATCTTGACATATTACTAAAAATTAGTAAATTAACCCCTAAGTAGGGAGGAGAAATGAATGAAAAATGGAATGTTGCACTTACATCACAATGTGAAAAGCAGGCAAAAAGACTTCCTTCCCGAATTTATGATATTTTTCTTACCCTTCTTTCAAATCTTGAGTTAACAGGCCCAATTCAAGGAACTTGGCCTAACTATAGCAAACTCTCAAGAGACAGACATCATTGTCACTTAAAAAAAGGGAAACCGACCTATGTATCTGTATGGGATGTAGAAAGCAAGGCAGCAAAACATATCGAGGTCGTCTATGTTGGAACTCACGAAAAAGCTCCATACTGAATCTATACTTCTTTCTTTTGAAGTACCTTCAGCTCTTGTTGATGAAGTTATCGTTTTTATGTCTCAAAAAGGAATTCAACCTAAGAAAGAATCTACTTTATGGCGTGAACTTCTTGATATTAAAGAAAATGAACTTCCTGCGACCTGCTTGCGTGGTGCTAGATACCGTGAAGGAATGACCCAGGTAGAACTTGCTTCTAAAACAGGAATTCCTGTCCGTCATATTAGTGAAATGGAAAATGAAAAACGTCCTATTGGTGCTAAGAATGCTCGACTATTAGGAGAAATACTTAATATAGATCCACGACTTTTTCGTAAGATTTGATTATATTAACTATCATGTATGGGGGCTAACCATGAGATGTACAAAGTCACATCGTTATGCAGAACTCTTTGAACAGTTAGAAGATTCTCAAGCTGAAGAAGGACGCCATAAATGTGCAGGATGTGCCTATGAAATAGGTTTTACGGATGGGTTAAATAATAAAGACTATCGCTATGACGAAATAGTTTTGGAACTTCCCGAAAGTCAAGCAGGGACTGTCCGGCACAAAGATACTCAACAAGCTTATGATATTGGATATGAAGAAGGGCAAATAAAATATAAAGATAATACAGCCGATGCTGATTAGCATTAAAACATGTAACATACAGCCCCCGTTTCCGGGGGCTTTTCTTTTATCTATTGGAAAACGTTCAGGGTGTGTTCGTTTTTATTCTTTTCGTACAGTCCATCCATGAACAGCCCTTTTCTGAAATCCGCTTTTTCCGTCGCGCTTCCCGCTTCCCAAGCCGGGGACGTGCCGGACTGGATGCAGCTTTTCCCATCCGGGACGTTTTCAGGGCGGGACGGGCGCGGCCCGTACACCTGCGATCCGGTTTCCGTGGTTGCGCAGACGCGGGCGCACAACGGCCCTCTCGACATCCCCGTGGATTATGACCACCAGCTTGAATTTTCCGCTGTGAACGGCCAGCCCGCTCCGGCGGCGGGGTGGATTACCGCGCTTGAGGCTCGGGACGACGGCGTATGGGGGCACGTCGAGTGGACGGAAAAGGGCAGGGCTCACGTCGCCGCCCGTGAGTACCGCTACGTGTCCCCCGTCTACTACCACGACCCGAGCGGCGTCATCCAGTCGATCGAGTCCGTGGCCCTCACCAATGTTCCCAATCTGACCGGGTTAAAGGCCCTCGCTTCCCGAGAACCTTCCGGCCAGCAATCTTTTACCGGAGAAAGCCCCATGTCTTTCCTCAAGACCATTGCCTCCGTCCTTGGCGTGACCGACGCCGAGCCGACCGAGGCCACAGTCGAGGCCGCCGCCCGAATGGTGGTGCAGGACGCGCAGTCCATGAAAGAGGCCATGTCCACTATGGCTCAGACCGTGAAGGCTGACGGCGTGACACCCGCCGGGCTCGTCAAGGCCGTGCAGTCCGTTGCCGCCCGTGCCGAGCACCCGGATGTGAACCGTTTCGTTCCTGTGGAAACCTTTACCGCCGTGAATGCGGAGCTTGCCCAGATGAAGGCCGCGCAATCCGTGGCCCTCGTCGAGCAGGGCAAGGCCGACGGCAAGATCAGTCCGGCGATGGAAACGTGGGCGAAGGATGCTGCCTCCCGCGACCCCGAGGGCTTCAAGAAGTTCCTTGAGGCGGCCCCCGACCTGCGGCCCGGCGGCAAGGCCGCGCAGTCGGTGAAGGCGACCCCGCCCGACAGTGCCGACGGCGTTCTGGACGGTACGGCGAAGACGCTTTGCCGCGCAATGGGCGTATCCGAAGAGGCTTACAAAAAGGCCATGCAGTCCGTGAAAGGAGGCGACAATGACGGCTCTGACGAGTGATCGGGATACCGTGCGCCGGAATGGTGACGAGTTCGAGTTTGAGGCGGCTTCTACGGTCTACGCCGGAAGCATGGTTTGCCTGAATGCTGACGGCAAGCTCGTGCCCGCGTCCGTGACCGCCGGGCTGTCCCCGGTCGTCGGCGTGGCGCAGCGTCTTGGGCGTACTGGCGAAAAGGTCCCGGTGCGGCGCGGCGTGTTCGCCTTTGCAGCCGTGTCCGATGACGCCCCCGCGCTCGCACAGGTGGGAGGCGTCTGCTACGCGGCGGACGACTGCACTGTCAAAAAGACCGCGGTGTCCAACGCGCCCGTGGCTGGAACCGTCTTTGACGTCACCGAAGAGGGCGTCTGGGTCAAAATCTGAGGAGATACCGATGGATATCAACCGCGCCATTCTTGAGCAGTTCTATTTTAGCGTGTCGGCCGCTTTCATGGACGGCCTCGGCACCGCTGAGAGCCAGTACGAGAAGATCGCCATGACCGTGCCGTCGAGCACGAAGGAAAACGTCTATCCGTGGTTGGGCACCTTGCCCTCCATGCAGAAGTGGGCCGGGGACCGCATCATCCGCAACCTGAAGGCCCACAAGTACAGCATCGAAAACGAAAAGTTCGAAATGACGATCGCCGTGAAGCGCGACGACATTGAGGACGATCAGGTCGGCATCTACGGACCCATGTTCCGCGACATGGGCGCGCAGGCCGGGCTCCATCCGAATCAGCTCGTGTTCGGGGCTCTCAAGAAAGGTCATGAACTTGCGTGTTATGACGGGCAGTATTTCTTCGATGCCGACCATCCGGTCAGCGGTAAATCCGTCTCGAACTCCATCACGGCGAGCTCCGGTGCCGTGGCCCCGTGGTTCCTCATGTGCACGACGCGCCCGGTGAAGCCGATCATCTTCCAGAAGCGCCGGGAATACGACTTGAAGCGCAAGGACGCCCCCACGGACGATAATGTGTTCATGCGTGACGAGTACCTGTATGGCGTCGACGCCCGCGTGAACGTGGGGTTCGGCCTGTGGCAGTGCGCGATCCGTTCCACGAAGCCGTTGACGAACGAGAGCTACGCCGAGGCCCGCGCCGCGATGATGGCGTTTACGAACGATAACGGCGATCCGCTTGGTCTGGTGCCGAACCTGCTGGTCGTGCCTCCCACGCATGACGGCGCGGCCCGCAAGGTCGTGGTTTCCTCCCTGACC